AAGTTTCTTTTGATTGTCCGGGCTGTCGATACTGTCCGCAAACTGGTAGGGATGCTGGGATGTACGGATAAACGTCCCGTCATCTTTACAATCGCGCTCATAATCCGATCCCCAGATAAGCTTTTTTGCGTGTTTATGCATTACCGGATTTTCAACGGCTATGGCTGGAATGTCTGCGTCCATGAGATCTCGGAACAATCGCGCTCCGTTCTCCAGTTCCTGCCAACGATCCGCTAAGCTTTGACCAGGAGGGGCCTTAGTAAGCCATCGGACGCCACTATTGCAAAGCATTGTGCAAGGCGGGTGACAGACTAGGAGCATATCCCACTTTTGTGCGCGTAATGCCTGCCGGACATCCATTTGCAAGTGGCTATTCGTTGGGGTCTCACTTGGTTTTATATCGCAGCTCCAAGCGTCGAATCCTCGCTCTTGGAAAGCGTCCCGGACGGTCCCGGATGATTCACAACCAATTAATATTTTATGCATTTTTTAAGATCTCCTTTAATTCTACTTTGATCTCTCGCGCTTTCGGTCCTCGCCACGTGGTAGCGTTACTCAAGAAATAACGTATCACGCTCGATGCAGAATCGTGTCCGAAATAATCGTTTACACTGTTCAAACTGTGCATAGCCTCGAGATAGGGACGGGCAGCAAAGTTTACTTTTTCCTGCCAATCTCGTTCGATATCTCTGGCAATTTCGTTAATAGATCTCATCTTTTGTTTTCTCCTTTTTTAGATGTCTGGGAATGATCGCATACTCGCAGGCCAAAAAAAACCCCGGATCATACCGGGGCTTTTTCGTGGAGGGGATTTTACAGCACAAAATTCACAGTCGCATTGTCCAGAATTCTCGTTACTTCGTCGTTCACGGGTTCTTCTATGATCATGTCAATTTTAGATTTTATATAGTCGTCAACGTAATCGGACCAATCAATCCTATCCAGTTCCTCGTTCAAGCTCTCTTTGACACGGGAATGAATGTTTTCATCAACCCGCTCTTTCACCATGGTGTAAACGCGATCCTCGAGGGGTTCGGAGTCTTGGTCAAAGATATCTTTAGCGAGATCCTCAGTCTTTGCAAAATCTGTGATCATTTGATCGACGGTCAAATTTCCGAATAGATCTCGGACAATGTTCCGGTTCGTTACATCACACGCCGCGAAAGCTTTGTGCAATTCACTGATGGCTTCAGTAATTGCCTCGGCTCTCGTGCCGGCCATTCCGGCCTCGTGAAGTTGGGTCTTGTAAAGTTGTGCGGTCATTTTTGTTACTCCTATTTAAGAATTGGGAATCATCCCATATTTACCGGTATGCGGTCAACATCTTGAACAAAATTAGATTGGTCGGTTTTAGCTGGTCCTTTCGCCAGGAGACCCACCACCACCGGACCCGAGAAAGCGTTAGCCAGGTCGGTTTTATCTCCGTCTTTTACTTTGCGGTCCAGCTTGTGGAAGTAGTCCGGTAATTTGTGTCGGAATACTACTGCAATAGGTGCATCGGTTTTTTTGGCTATCTCTACCTGTTTCTGATACCTGGGTTCGCCACTATATGAAAACATAAGCTTGTAGTTTTCTGGCGTTCTATCGATACGCTTTGCTCTTTTGGTGTAGTCGTAAAAAAAAGTGTCGGGGTGATTCTGGATAATACCGTGATCTTCCCAGGCAATGTCCGAGGTAACGTTCAATCTTATAACAGACTGTTGTCCTTTTTTTGCCCTGGCTGCTTCATGCAGGGTAATTTCGTGATCGAGTAATTCCAAAAACTTGTCCGGGTCTTCATGCCAGAATTCGGTTTTCGCTTTCCTCGCTTCTTGGACGTTACTGAATTTGCCACGTCCTGCCAGATTTAAACACGGGTCAAGGCATTTTGCTGCCTTGCTACTTGGGCAAGTTATCAGGTCTGGGAATAGATTTAGGTGGGCCATAAAGATTGGCTTATCGAACGGATTAAAGCCCTTTTGAGTTTTGGCGATTTTAGTATTCGCGTCCGGGTTTCGGTTTAAGAGTGTCTTGGGTCGTCGTTTCATTGTTCGCACCGTTGTTGTTAGTGTCTGCGAACAATCCCATATTATTTCGCTTTTGTCTAATCAAATAGTCAGATATCCGGTTGTTTTTTTCTTTGATGGTTTTCAGTGCGTCCCGGTCGGCCTGCTCCCGCTCGAGGCGGTCAGCCAAGAGTTTCTCGTGCAATTCGGCAAGCTGCCGTTTCTCTTTCAGTCTATCGAATATGACTAGCATTTCGCAGTCATAACACTAGCCTCGTGCGAGGTGTCAAGCTTTTTCGAGTTTTTTAACCAACATAAAAACGTTTCACCGTCTTGAGCCAAATCGAAAATGAGGTCCGGTTGTACTTCTTTAATACCTAGTTCAGCCAACTTCATTACGCTGTTTGACCGGTACAAATAACATTGATTGTTTTCAGTAGTTTGTTTTTCAATTAGCATCCAAACTCGAGCACTGTTGTGACGGGTAGCGAATGAAACCTGGTGGGGGCTGATGATCACCTTGTTGCCCTTCGTAACCTTGAGTTCTATCAGGTGTATGTTTTTTTTGGAGTCGCAAAGAATGAGGTCGGGTATCCCAGGGGTCGAACTGTTTTCGACTCGGGTGACTACAGGTTGTTCGTAACTTGCCTCAAGTCTCTTTTTCAACCTCTTCCAAAAGCTCGACTCGGTCTGGTTCATGATCGATTACCCTCTCGCCTAATTGACGTTTCAAATCATCCAGTGCTTTTTTGACTTCTTCTTTCGACATCTGGTCGATACTGCCGTGTCGTATTTCTGACTTGCTGACATACAATCCCGCAGCTTGCCCTCTAGCCTTTTCAGCAGCGACCGCCCCGGCAAAGTTCTGGTTAGCATAAGCAGCGTCTCTGATCTTACCCAAGTCAGCCAAGTGCTGCCCGTAGGTAACAGCATATTTTTCATTCAGTTCAGCCTTACGTTCTCTAACTGCTTTGCATATGTGAGGGCTTTTCTTTGGATTGAGCATCTCATACGCCCTAGTGTGAGCACCGGATTTGCTAAAGCCTGCTTCAATGGCTAAGTTCTGGAGGGTTTCAGTTCCTTCTCGAGTGCAGAAAAGCTCAACAAACTTCAACTGCTTGCCGGTAAGCCTCGTGCTCTCTGAAATTGGGGGTCTACCCCGTGTTTCGGTCTTAACTGCTTCTGCCATATCCCAAGATTCTATAAAACAGCGTTTCTACATACAACTTTTCAGAAGAAAATAATTTATTACAAAACCAAAAATTTTAGGCCCTTAATGGGGTTTCCCGTTTTTTGCCAGAAGGTTACACCATTATTGAGTGGTGTAACCCTGGTGTAACCCTTGAAACGCCCGTTTTTAAAGGGAAGGTTACACTATCGACACTATCGACACCCTTTTGAAAAAAACTTTTTTAAAAAAAATATTTTTTTCCGAAAAAGTACTATGTATATACGCGATTTAATCAAAAAACGCTTGTTTTCATATGCGCTATGCTATACGTTCCCATATTCCCATATCTTAAATGGAACAAAATGATCGAAATCAAGCTCACAGTGCCCGAAGAACAGGTAGAAGAATTTTTGAGCCAGTGGCAGCAGTTGCTGGCTGATGTCGAACAAGTCAAGAAAGACCAAGACACAATCTTGAAGATGGCGATCTTGGATAGACCCGCAACCAAATCTAAAAAGGAGAAGAACTAATGCAAATTGATTTGAATGACGACCAACTCGAATTGTTGGTCAATGTCGTGTCGGACGCGCACGGAGACGTGGAGTTCGAGTGCAGTGAGAACGAACTGAACGGTTATGCAAGCACGGCTTTGTACCAAGCTCAGTGTCGATTGAAAGATTTGTTTGAAACGATCAAAGAACAAAGCGGGTCCAACTGGGTCCACAACGTTTCAACGCAACGTATGGAGCCGAGGTACAAGGCCCGTGAGGAACAATCGTGAGCCGTAATCCAAAAATTCCTAACGACTTTGTTTTCTTTGTGTTGTCTTTACGGATTGCCGTGGTTTCGACAGACGGTTCATCAAAAAAAGACTTTGAAAGGGTCTTGAAAGAATGTCTTGGTGACACGGAGTTGGACCTTTCTGAACGAGAAGTAGATTTTGCGAGAAGCATGGTTGAGTTCGATTGGGAAAGTGCCAAGGCCGAGATGCGTGAAAACCAAAGCATGGAGATTCATTGAATAGGCCAGGGCTACTCCAGCCTTAGAACACCCGTTCCCGTCCGGGTGGGCCGTCTGGCGGGATTTTTAGAGGAGAAGTGAATGAAAGCAGACCAACTTAGAAAAGGAATGATCTTCGAGCGTGTAGTAAGAAGATTGAAGAAAGATCCGCTGCCTGATGGGGCTAGTGTGATCCCAGAACAACTCTTCGAGGTCGTAGAGCACGAGGAGCGGAATTTAAACGGCTACATTGTCAATCAGGTCCTGATGGGCAACCTCGTGGACAAGTCTGGATTGATGATCGAGGTAGCGCAGTTATTGAACCCCACGGCATGGAGACATCACGAGAATGCAGTCTTGTTGGAAGAGAAGCGCATTGTCGAGATATCTAGTCGTCGTGTGGAGTTTATGAATCACAAGTCGATATCACTGGAGGAGTTCGAAAGAGAAGTCCAACCGGAGGAGGTCGGCGTATCCACAGAAAAAAAGATCTCACGGGCACTACAAGCCGTAGAAGCCCGTAAAGTGGACCAAGGTCCGCGAAGCAAGAGCAATGTTGTGGTAATCAAGCAGGAAGTTGTGCAGCCGGAGCCGGAAGAGGAAACGGAACCTGGCCCGGAGCTACAGGTTGTCGATAAGAAGGACTACTCGAGGTATGCGTCTTTCACGATTGACAATTTGGATTTGCTGGTCAACACGTTTATGACGATGAAGATTGCACAGAAGCAAAAGCCTCGCGGTAATGATCTCTATGTCCTGGCTGTAGGTCAGGATTGGACCGGGTTCTCAGAAATGCAGTACACGGTCAGAGAAGTAAGGGAAAAGGCGATCAGGGCCAATGCCAGTAGTGGCACGGGCAAACTCACGTATCAAAGGGTGATTGGTCGTTTGATGGAGGGTCTGGTGTGGTATGGCACTGGGCAACATAAGCAGGCGTTGACAGACTTTTTGCAGCGTCATTTGTTAAGAAAAGAGGAGAAAAGAGATGAAGAAGAAGGCTGAGTTAATCGAAGAGGTCGAGCACTGGAAAAAGCAGTGCGACAAGTATCTGGATAAGATTGATGCGCTGGAGCTTGCTCTTGAGGGCGAGATTGACAAATCCGGGGATGTCCGAGAGCAGTTGGACAAGATGGAGAAGTCGCAAAGACGGATGCTGGATTTTCATGCTGAGTACAAATACAAGGCGCGGGACATTGGTGGTCTGTGTGACATCCTGTCCGTGCAAGAGTTTTCTCATATGCTTAGTTACTTTTTCTGTCGTTTCAATTTTTATTTGGACACGGACGAAGGGCCACATGGTGTGGAGTTAGAGATTAACGAGGAGTATGACCAACCGATATCGGATCACGGTTACATTTCTCTGTTTTTGCAACCTGATCCAGAGAGTAGTTTGCTGGTACGACTAGAGGAGAAAGCTAATGAAGTGGAATGACAAAACACCAAAACAGTATGATGCCTATGCTACGTTGGTTATGGGTGGGGAGAACGACAAAGAGTTTCACCTTAACGAAGACCAATTCAACGTGGTCTGGGCTTGCGTTAAGACCGTTGAGGAATGGTTGGATGAGAAGCCAACACCGAAAGACAAAGAGCTATGGGAAGCTTGGAAGGCTCACTTCGAAGGTATGTCATGGGACCGTAATTTGATGTCTGAAGTGCTAGAGTATTTGGAAAACAGCGATATGGACCACGTTGATATCGAACCTATCAAGATAACTGAGCTTGATCTCAAACGGATTGAAACCGGCAAAGTCACCCCGGAAGAGATGCTGGAGATGAAAAAACGTCAGATTATCAACCAGAACATCAAGGAGCTTACGGATGGTTAGAAAGTTTACAATGGCGATCACGTATCAAAACCTGTCTACTCACAAACCCTCGACCGTGGTCTATCAGTCGTTGTCAATGAACCAGGTCCGTGAACATCCGTTGATGAAAAAGATTGAGGCGGGTATGAAAGAGAACCCCCCGACACTTCAACTGATGGGCATGACGATGACAAGCGAACCACATCACCCCGATGCGTTGAAAGAACAGACTCAGTTTTTAGCTGGAGACGATTTCAACGTGACACCGAAGAAGGTCTTGTGATACTTTATCTTTGACCCCAGTGGGGTCGCGTGTCACTCCCAGACACCGGCCCCCTCCCTACCTCAGAGCGCACTCACAAATCATATAAGGCCCCGCCTTTTTACACATCTTGATAGTCTTCGGATCAGGGCAGTTCACGTACTCGTGTCCTTTGTATGCCCAAGCAGATTTTTTTGCAGGTTCAAAAGCGTTACAGCCAGGTAATAATAAAAAAAACAAAAGGAATAAATGCCGCCATCGCGATACCCGGACGGCGCGGGGCGTGTCAGGCCGTAAAGGATTGGCCTTGCTACCGCTACCTTTTATTCGAGGAGAAGAAAAGGATGGCCGAATAATGATTGATTGCGGCTTTCGGGTCAAGGCAGCCGCGAACCCACGGAAGGTCTGATGAAACCTTGCCCTACCTATAAGAAGAGAACGATTCCGCTTCATTGATGCGGTCCTGCTTCCACTCCTTTAGGATCTTTGCAAGCTGTTTACTGATTGGTCGGTCTTCGTGCTTCGCAAGTAGTTTGATGTCCTGATAAACATCTCGCGGCACTGCAACTGATTTGTATTTTTCTGTGTCCATACGGGAAATTATAGGACTATCCGGGATATCACGCAAGCTCTTTCGCCTCACCCCATGACGGACCGATATCGATGTCACATTTATTGGGAACTCTCAACTCTATGGCGTCTTCCATCACCTTTTTAATCCGTCGAGCGTGATCTGCGTTCATTACACTACAGCCCAATTCGTCGTGAACCTGGATAAGTGGTAGCTCTCCCGCTTCGTACAGGTCAACCATCGCCTGCTTGGTCATATCGGCTGCACTGGCTTGTATCAACCGATTCAAAGCTTTATACGTGTATGCACGTCGCAAAGGCGTGGTATCGCCGTAGACGGCCTTAGCTTCCGCCCTAGGCATCGCTTTCTTCAAGTCGTACCCAACTGGCTCAAACATGTTAAAACGGCACTTACGGCCTTTGAGGCTGCGTATGGACCCATCTTCCTTGGTATCTACCGATCTCGAAACGCCCTGCATTAATTCTCTTACAAAAGGCACTCGGGCATGATACTGCTGAGTGATTTCTTTGGCCTCGTCTACGGACAAGTCAAGCTCACCAGCCATCTTATTGACACCCATGCCATACATCAGCCCCAGGTTGATGGTTTTGGCTTGCTTGCGGGGTATTTTTGCCATCTCGGACACCATAGTGTGAAAGTCGGTGTCTGGATCGTCGTTATATGCAGCGACAAACTCTTTTGCTCCTTTGAGCGGGTTGTTCTTCCACTCACCGAAGATATCTGCGTAATGGCACAAGATCCGTGGCTCCTGTTGCGAAAAGTCGATTGCAGCCCACTGCTCATCTTCTTCCGGTAAAAACAAACTACGAATCAGGGGTCCTAGCTTTGGATCTCTGGCCGGTATCTGTTGCAGGTTGGGGTTGTTCATCGACAGTCGTCCGCTTACCGTTCCTCCCCCGTCACTCCTCAACTGGTTAATGTGACCATGTATGCGGCCCTCTTTGCTCACATACTTCATAATCGACGTGATAAAGGTGCCTTGCACCTTGTTGAGGTTACGTGCTTCGACAACTAGCTTTGCGAAATCATGCGGGTGCTCAGACAAAAAGACCTTGGTAAATGACGGTTGTCCCGTCTGCGTCCGGGCATATTTGATGCCTAATTTATCAAACGCTTTTGCCAAAGATGCTGCTGCCCAAATCTCAACGTCCATGCCAGCTAAGTCTTTGATCTTCTTGAGTTTTTGTTTTTCTTCCTTTAAGAGCTCTTGCTTGGTCCTTTCACACTTTTCAAGGTCGATTCTGACCCCCCGGAAGGTCATATCAATCAGGCATGGAGTAAGTCGTGTTTCGAGATCGAAGATTGTCTCAAGTCCCTGCTTGTTAATTTCAAGTTTAAAAAACTTGTATAGGTCATAAGCCAACCGTGCGTCCTGTTCGCCATAAGGTCCAACAAACTGGCTGGGCAGCTTCCATAGCTCACCCTTGGGATCGACACCAAACTCAACGGCAGCTTCGGTTAGTAACTTTTCCGACTTTGCCTCACCCAAATAATCGTAGGACAAGGCGTTGAGGCTGTAACTAAATCGGTTTTCATCCAATAGCGCAGCCATCACCATCGTATCAATAATCGGCCCGTTGACTTGAATACCTAATGCTTTAAGCCAGCCGAGGTCGTATGGCGCGTTGTGCATAATCTTGATTGCGTCAGTCTGCATTTGTTTTTGCAGCCAACGCAGCACTATTCCTTTGTCCAGGTTACCGCCACCCATATGAGCAATTGGGTAGTAAGCCTCCCAACCGTCAGTCGCGACAGCAATGCCTACGACATCCCCGTCCTTTCGGGGCCAACCTGGTCCGTTCTGTTTGAGGTTCGGGTCACGTGTCTCAAGGTCCACGGCTATCTCTTTGCAGCCCGTCAGATCTCGTAACTCG